GGCGATCTGGCGTGGGATGAAGTCACCTGATCAGGTGAATCCCCACGAGTACTCTCCAAACGCTTGTTTCGAAAACTCGCGTGAAGAGGGAGGAGCTAGGAGTTTCCTCATCCAGCGCCACATGGATGAGGGCCTCGTCGAGGCAGATTCTCTGCTTTCCATGTCCTATGATCCGAGGAACGGAGTAACTGAAAGGCGCGGGTTCGCACCCGTCCCAGTCTCCGAACTCGTTCGAGGGGCGATAGAGCGTAAGGACGCTCTCAGGAAGTTCACGATGAACCCTGAATGCAGCAATGCATTGTTCGCTCCCAGGACGCCTGGTGATGTCCCTTCTGGTTGGGATGGCTGTATGGCCAAGACCTATCCAGTCTGTGAACCTCTGAAGGTTCGTGTCATCACCAAGGGCAACGCATATGATTATGCTGTTGCCATGGATTTGCAGAGACGCATGCATAGTCACCTGAAAGTCGCACCCCAATTCAATTTGATTGGGGAATCGATCACTAATCGCAAGGCGATTGAGTGGCTTTCAACAAGGAGCCCGAAGGGTCTTTGGGTGAGTGGTGACTATAGTGGAGCTACAGATCTTGTCAAAATTGAGCTGACGAAGCTCGCTTTTGAGTCGATCTTGGATGAGATCCATGCTACGGCAGACTACCGACGTGTTGTGCGCGGTGTTATCTACGAGCATTTCGTGACATACCCTGAGGTTATTCACGATGGATCTCCCCTAGCTCTCAACGTGCAACAAAAGAATGGTCAATTGATGGGGAGCGTCCTTTCATTTCCGATCCTCTGTGCGATTAATCTCGCACACTACTGGCATACGGTCGAGCCAGAAGTTGAGGATTGGAGAAGGTTAAACGTTCTCGTCAATGGGGATGATATCCTTTTCCGTACGGATAAGGCCAGCTATGAGAGATGGTTTTCCACTCTCCATGAAGCTGGGTTCGTGCCTTCACCGGGCAAGAACTTCATCCATCCGACTTTCTTCACGATTAATTCACAGCTCTTTCACTGTCCGCAGGGGGAGTGGTGTCCGGAGAAGATTGAATTCTTCAACACCGGACTCCTCTACGGTCAGAGTAAGGTTGGATCGAGAGAAGAGACACGGATTAAACCAGTCTATATGTTGCATGATGCATGCGTGCGAGGTGCGCTTAACCCTAAGCGCGCCTCCCTTCGCTTCCTTTCCATCAACCGGCATGCCCTTGAGCATGTTTCGGTCCATCATGAG